TAGAGCACTTGACTTTTAATCAAGTTGTCCGGGGTTCGAATCCCCGCACGCTCACTTTAAGAAGCACGGTTGCCAAATGGCTAAATACCGTGCTTTTCTTGTATTTATACAGTTTTTAAGGGTATGACCTGTCTAAAAATCATACCCTTAAAGTAACCGAAAGTATTTAAAAGTTTAAGGAAGTATTTGTTCCATACGTGTTCCATGTTCCATTTTTGTTCCAGAAACATTCTTAAAAAGCCATGATAATAAATCTTGTAGCTGTTCCATTTTTTGTTCCACTGGTTGTTCCATTTTTTGTTCCAAATCTACGAAACTTAATGCATTATTTACAGCTGACACTTTATCTTCTTTTTCCATCATGATATGGTTGTATACTTTCATTACAACTTCTTCTGAATCTCCAACTAACTTAGCCACCATCTTAATACTGATAATTGGAATCTGGTAGCATAAGCAAGAACAATAATTATGTCTGAAAACATGGCTTGTCAATCCCTCGATAACACTTGGGCTGACTGCCTGCATAGCTTTTAATATTCTGTCGAACATTCTCCTAAAACCAGATTTTGTCATGGGTTTGTGGTTTTGGTTTACAAAAAGATATTTTCTTTTGTCTTTCCTCAGCATAGCTATATAGTCGGCTATATAATCAAATACACTGTTAGGAATTGGAAGTATTCTTTCTCCGTTAGTTATATTTTTTACCGTTTTTACAAAAGGAATATTATCTGATATGTCGTGAGATTTAGTGATAGATACTGTATGGGCTTCTAAGTCGAAGTCACTTTCTGTTAGTGCTAGAGCTTCTCCACGCCTTAATCCACAGCCGTAAAGGATGTAGGCATACAATTTATCCATTGGTTTAAAATCTGCCGTAAAAACGGCTCTCTGTTCGTCTGGTGTCAAAGCACGTTGTTCTTCTGCTTTGTATTTGATTCCCTCAAAATCGTCAAAAACGTCTGCGAATGTTTGAGCGGAGAAAATACGATCACGTACAGCACTACGCAATATTTGCTTGAATGTCATAGCAATCTGCTGTTGAGTTCGTGGATGCCCTGTAGCATGGTTTAATAGCAATTGGAAATGTTTTCGCTCAATGTCTTGCAATTTGGTATAAGCTATCGGAATAAAATGTACGTTGATAATGTTTTCATACATTTTGTTTGTATTATTAGCACGACTAAATTCTTTGTATAAATGTCTCCATTGTACAGCATATTCAATAAATAATATGTCAGTTTCAATGATTCCACGACGTTCATCCCTTAATCGTTCAAATTCTTTTACTTTCTTTTCAAGGTCCTTAGAGCTTTTTGGAGATCGCAGGTGTTTGTATTTCTTTTTACCGTTATCCTTGTATGTGCCATCCCACACGTTGGTAGAATAGTAACCATCTTTTCCTTTTCTAAATTTAGCTGTTGCCATTGTATCACTCCTTTTTAATAATCAAAATCACAAAATGGGTACAAAAATAACAGCCATGCAAGAGTGGATTTTATAACATTGCAAAATAATATGAATGTGTTACAATAGATACGGAATTTTCTATATTAAAATTTTACGATGTTATGGAAAAGGGTTACCGTTCTTTTTAGTCTTCTAACGGTGGCTCTTTTTGCGTTCTTGCATAACTGATGTAGTCATGATACAATATAGGTGTTTGGCTGTACTATCTTGTATGATAACTACCTTGTATTTATATTAGATAGTGCTTTGGACTGTACCTATTTTGGCGTGGTACGGTCCTTTTTTATTGTTATTTAACTTCCCAAGATTTACCGCAGTCTTGGCAAATTGCCATTTGTTTACTGTTAATATCTGTCTTGGATGATTTCTTTTCTTTGTATTTAGACTTTTTAGGTGTTAATGCCCACAGACCGCCAGTCGCTGCGATCATACCTGCACGTCCCAGACTGTTACCTGCACGAGTCACAACACTCTTTTTACGGACCTCAGATTTCCCCTTTGTTTTAGCTGAGTCCTGCACAAACTCATATCCTATATTCAAGCTGTGACACTTAGGACAGTATGGTGCATCCAGATAAAAAATCTTATAAAAATCTTCGGCTTTTTTGCTGTCTACCTTTTTCAAAATCTCATAGTAAGCATCCCTAGACCTGTCTTTATCCGCTTTGATTTTGCTTGCATTAAAACCAAAATTACCGTTAAATTTACGCATTTCATAATCATAAGTTAACTGATTAATAGCATCATTTGTATAATCCAGTTTGACAATAATATCTTCTTTTGGATTCTCTTCTGCCTTATCAAAACGGCATAAATAGAAGCTGTCTTTTGCTACATAAAGTATATGTGTTAGTGTAGAAAGAAAACCACTATCTGTATATTTACCTGCTGTGATAATTAAATCACTAGGCTCATTAACAATACCTTTTTCTATAGCAATCTCAATCGTTTTTTCATCAATTTCATACTGCGGAACTTCATTATCAGCAGTAGAAACAGTAGCTAATTCCTTTAAGATTTCCTCTGTTGGGCATCCACAATTTGGACAAGCAGAAGCTTTTTCAGAGAACTCTTTCCCACATTCAGTACAAGTTATTAATGCCATGTAACATCCCTCCTTTTATAATGTATAACAAGCAACGTGACAACCACAATCGCAGGCAAATCGCAGGCTAGAACCCACGGTTTTATGAGGTTTGTAGGACTTTTTGCATAGTAGCATCACAGGCAAATCGCAGGCAAATGACAGGCAAACATCAATTAATTATGCATTTTCTTTTTTAAAAGTCCAAGAAACAACGGTTTTATACGGTTTTCAGCACCATGCAAAAAGTTTTTTGAATTTGTGATTGACAAATCAACGTTTTTAGTGTATTTTTATTTTCTTTTATATAAATATATAGTATCTAAAGACTATAGTTATATATAACCTATATAGTATTATAATAATTAATATTTATATTTAATTAAAAAGAAAAAATAAAACAAAAAAGAAAAAAATTAAAGTCTTTTGAAGCTGACTAATCTTTCAGCATATCCGGTTAACGATGATAATTGATCGAGCGTATATCCCGGATGTTCGATAATCGTTTCATCTGGTATCAAAAGCTCCGCTGCGAATGTGTGAGCTTCAATTTCAGTTTTGTTTGATTGAAACTGTTTACCATAACTGAAAAAATAATAATCTTCATTGTGCATAATACTATGTGCCAATTCATGAGCGACAACAGTATCTTTTAGCTTATCATCCTCGATTCTATCGTTGATATAAATAAATTTCTTATCCCATATTTTCATGTAGCATCCTTGCAGTTCTCCTAAGTCTCCATACTGGATTGTTACGTCAAGGTAACTAGCAAGTAAATATGGATTTCTCGTACCGTATGTTTCAATCAAATCATTTACTGTATTTTTGATTTGATTTTTTCTCATACATAACCCTCCTGTTTATTTTTTTAGCATTGCAAGTGAAATCTCAATCTGTTTTAGTAATAAATCTATCGTATCGTTATTGACAGGTTTACCATCATAACGAACAGGTTTCATTGAGTCACTTCTTAAAAGTTCTTCAAGCTCCCTGTATTTTTGTTTGAGATCGGTGTTATCTTTCTCTTTTTGTTCATCCTCCTTTCCTGTCATGAGGTACTCAACAGACACACCGAAGAAGTCAGCGAGCTTTTGCAATCTCTCAACTTTTGGGGTACTGTTTTTCCATTTTGAAATTGAACCATTAGAAAAACCTAGTTGTTTTTCAAGCTTTCCTTGTGATAATCCTTTTGACTTCCTAAGGCTTTCAATTCGCTCATAAATAGTCATAGAATCTCCTTTCTAAGAAATTACAGAACTTTTTCTGTAAAAATGCTTGACAAACTAGAAAGTTTTCTGTATAGTAAAAGCATAGCACAGAAAACTTTCAGTAAAAACAGAAAGCGATCACAGAAAAAAATCTGTATTTTATGTGGTAATTTAATATTAGAATATTTTCTGCAAAAAGTCAATGGAAATACTGAATATTTTCTAAGAAATAAAGAAAGGAGAGCAAGGAATTGTATATTTATGACAAAATTAAAAAGATTTGCGAAGAAAAAGGTATGTCAATTACCTACGTTGAGAAAAAAGCAGAACTTGGGAATGGTTTAATTTCTAAATGGAATGACAGTGTACCGAGTGTTGCAAATTTGAAAAAGGTAGCAAATATCTTAGAGGTTACCGTTGATGAGTTGATAGGAGAGGAGAGTGAGTAGATGTATATACCACCATATTACATTGGTTTGTTTCTAGGAACATTTGGAACTGTTGCAGCAGAAATTGCAATTGTACTGATTAGCAACTACAGAGACAAGAAACGCAAACAGAAGATGCAGGAGAGATTCAAGGAAGAAGAGTAAGAAAGGAGCGAGTATGAAATACGATAAGCCAATCATGAGAATGTCAGAACTCGTCAAGATGGGATTTCCAAGGTCATTCCTTGATGAAGCCTATCGAGAAAGAGGACAGGACTTTGCACAAAAAGGTCCTAAGTCCAATTCTCCCGTATTTTTCGATACAGAAAGATTTGAAAAATGGAGATTAAGGAAACTAGCAAATGAAAACCAATCAATGCAGAGAGGAGGATTCTAAATGAAAATGGGAGCATTCATGATGGGGTGTGGACTGTTAGTCTGCGGATTAGATTTAATGCCATTCTGGTTTATGGGTACTTGCGTAGCCGCAGGACTGGCATTAATCGCACAAGAGCGTGATGGATGGAAATGAAAAAAAGCACCCAGACGTGCAGGTCTAAAGTGCTTAACAAAAAATGCATAACAACAGTATAGCAAGAAAAGGAGATTATGACAATGATTATTACAAAAAAAGAGTTCAAAGATGCAGTTAAGAAAGTAATTATTGAAGCAGTGAAAGAAACTAGAGACCCAAACTTTACAGAAGAGGAAAATAAGGTAGCAGATAAAAAAATTGCAACAGGCATGACAGAGTTTTATAGCAAACTTATTGTAAAACTTTACGGACAAGATAATGAAGAATGGATATACAACAAAGAAGAAGCATTTGATAACGCAAATACAATCTTAAATGAAAGAATGGCGAATAACGATGCTATTGAAACCATTTTTGAAAATTTAGCATATACAGCAAGTGTGCTTAGACTTTTTGCAATGCTTAAAGAAAATGAGCAGGAAGAAACAGTACCAAAAGAATTTGATGTAGAAGAGATTCTTAAAGAAGCAAAGGAGTGTGAGTAGTCATGATTGTGACAGGCTATACAGACGAAAATGGGACAGTAATCCCAGAAGAAGATGCAACAGAATATATCTGGAAGCAGGCAAGAAACAACGAAGAGGATAAAACATGGCTATTAGAGTATATGTGGGACGTGTTTACAGGAAATCCAAAATTCAAAAAGGAATTAGAGGAACTAAAAGAAGCTCGTTTTGATGATGTATGCAGTGTGAAAGAAGTCAATGAACAGGGAAATATTAAAGAATGTATTGAAGAATGAGAGGTAAAACATGGCTAAATTATATGAGATTAAAAACGAATTTAACGAACTGCTTTTAATGGCAGATGAGCAAGGGTTATCCCTTGATGATATTAAAGACACTATGGACGGAATCGAATTTGAGTTTGAAGAAAAGGCTGATTCTACCGCAAAGATGATTAAAACACTGATCGCTGATGCGGATTCAGTAAAAGCAGAGAAAGACAGGTTAGCAAAAAGAGAGACAGCATTGAGAAACAGTGCGGACAACTTAAAGAAGTATCTTGAAACAATGATGCTTGAAGTAAAAAAGAAGAAGTTTAAAACAACACTGTTTAGCTTCAATATCCAGAAAAATCCTAAAACTGTAAAGGTAGAAGTTGAGGAATTGTTACCTAAAAAGTATCTGATTAAACAGCCAGACAAGGTTAACAGGAAACAGCTTATTGATGATTTGAAAGCAGGAGTGCTTGAAGAAAATGAAAATATGAGACTGGTACAGACAGAAAGTTTAAGAATCAGATAGGAGATAAGAATATGACGATACATGAAAAAATGATGAAGATTCAGACAACATTGAAAGCACCTAAGAATCTGTTTAATTCATTTGGCAATTACAAATACAGAAACGCAGAGGGAATCTTAGAAGCTGTGAAACCATTATTGGCAGAAAACAAATTATCTATGTACATATCTGATGATGTGCAAGCGGTAAATGATCGTGTGTATGTAAAAGCTACAGTATCTATTTTTGATATTGAGACAGGCGAAAGTGTTATGGCTACGGCATCAGCAAGAGAAGCACTCAATAAAAAAGGTATGGACGATTCACAGATAACAGGAACAGCATCATCTTATGCACGTAAGTATGCCTTAAATGGAATCTTCTTATTAGATGATACAAAAGATGCAGACACAGACGAAAACCAGAAAGAACGTACTGCAAGAGCTAATAAGCAGGAACAGGAAAAGAATAAAGAAAAACTTGATCAGATGAAGATTTCTCTTGTAAAACAGAAAACATTATTGGATTTGTGCGAAGATGAAAAGTTTGACATCAATAAGATTTTGAAATCTTACAAACATGAATCTATCAAAGATATTACAGAGGGGCAGTACAAGTACATTGTAGCCAATAAAGACAAAGAGAGTGTAAGAAAGCTGTGGGCAGTTGATGGAAACGAAAGCTAAAATTCATGACATCTCAATTGATTTTGAAACAGGGAAACAGGTCATTTCTCTCGTGTGTGAAAAAGACATACGAGGGGAATATGACCGACTGAAAGATAAGGAATGTAGGCTTAAGGTTGTTCAGTACCGTGAGGGCAGGAGTTTAGATGCCAATGCATACTTTCATGTACTGGTTGGGAAGATTGCAGAAGTAACGGATAACAGCAAGGTATATATAAAGAACAAACTCATAGCAGAGTACGGACAGCATGAGATTATAAATGGTTCTCTTGTATCACTTCCGTTGGATAACGATATAGAAGTGTACGACCTTGAATTTTGCCACCTACAACCGACAGCCAGTACAACTACCAATAAGGCAGGTAAGTTGTTCAGAATCAATCTGGTAATGCGTGGGAGTCATACCTACGACACAAAGGAAATGTCTGAACTGATAAAAGGAACTGTTGCAGAAGCAAAAGAGCTTGGAATTGAGACAGCAACACCGCAGGAGATAAAAGAAATGGAAGAAAGGTGGAGAGTAAAACTTGAAAAAGCTAACTAGTGTATTTACAGAAAATATGGACTGTTGCATTTACACAGGTTCTTACATAGTGGAAAGACATCATATTTTTGGCGGTTCTAATAGGAAGAAAAGTGAAAAATATGGATTTGTCGTACCACTAAGACCAGACTATCATCCGAACGGTGTACATTTTAACAGAAAAAATGGAGACATAGATACAAAGCTTAAGACGATGGCTCAAACATATTATGAAGAGAATATCGGTAGCAGGGAAGAGTTCAGAAAGGAGTTTGGTAAGTCATGGCTGTAACATATACGATTCAAGGCAGACTGGACGGACTTAACACTTTTATGCAAACAGGACCAATCCCTACAAAGGTGCCAGATGCAAAAAAAACAATCAAAAAATTTGCAAGGCATACATACCACAATGGCTAAAGAAAAAACACATAAAATTTCCAGTGATTCTGGAAATTAAGTGGTATGAAAAGAATAAAAGACGTGATCCAGACAATGTCTTTTCGGCTATTAAGTACATATTAGATAGCTTGGTAGAAACAGGAGTGTTCCCAAACGATGGTCAGAAACAGGTAGAGGGTATCGTTAACTGGATAAAGGTCGATGCAAAGAATCCAAGAATCGAGATAACAATCTACGAAGACGGAGACAAATATTAAGCAGGAGGGCAATGATGCAAATAAACATAAATACAGACTGGGAATGGTATGAAAGAACAAATGTGTTTAGATTATTTACTCATTGCCTATTACATACAAATACACAAAATATAAGATACTGCGGAAGAGAGATAAAGGCAGGACAATTTGTTTCTTCTATAACAAGAATCAGTGCAGAAACAGGATTAACAGAATCACAGGTCCGAACAGCACTTAAGAAGCTAAAAGACACTGGGTACATATCCACAAAAAGTACAAATAAATACACGATATACACAGTAAATGAGTATCAGAAGTACATAGATTGTGGACAAGTTGCAGAAACAACTACCGAGGAAAACACGGTGGTTGAAAATGGAACAAAAATGGAACAACCAGCGGAACGAAAAATGGAACAAACAGAGGAAAAAGTAAAGGAAACTTACGAGAAATCAAAAGAAAATTGCGAAAAGTCGAACAAAAAAGCAATCAATGAATGTTTTGAAAGACTCTGGAAACAGTACCCGAACAAAAAAGGAAAAGGGCAGGTATCTGATACTAAGAAGAAAATTCTATATCAAAAAGGCGAGGAACACATACAAAGGGCATTGAAGAGGTATCTTGAGGGATTAGAACAGGATAGTTCATGGAGAAAGCCACAGAACGGTTCAACATTCTTCAATTCTGGTTATATCGATTATCTGGACGAGAACTACGAGAAACCACCAGAACCGAAGCCACAGCGGAATCCTGCAAGTGTTTTATCCTGCGAGAGAGACTATGACTTTGATAATTTAGAAATGCAGTTACTACATAAGCAATTAGAGTAAGGAAAAAGGAGTGATGGAAAATGTATCAAATGAGTTTTTTTGGTAATGAAACAGCACTTAGAAGCCATTCCATTACCAAGCAGACTAGAAGAGAATCCCACAAAAAGATTAATAAAGAAGCAATACATATCTTAATTCTTGAACAGCTTGAATACGAAGCTATGACAGCACGAGAGATCGCAACAGTGTTATACAAGCATAAAAAAGTCTTAGAACCGACAAGGCAGCAGGTACAACCACGGCTAACGGAGTTAGTGCAGGACGGACGTATTGAGGTATGCGGTAAACGACACGACAGCCTAACAGACAGAAACGTGGCAATCTACAGAAAGGTGGTGGAAAAAGATGGGGTATAAGAAATTCACAACAGAATTTAAAAGAAAAGTTGTTGCGGAAAGTAACGCAAGACATGAGGTAAAGAGTGTTGCGAAAGAATACGGCATTGATTCATCCACCCTCTTTAAATGGAAAAAACAGAACTTAGATGAAGACAAAGAAGAAAACGCCCCATATTCTCGTGAATACATAAAAATGGTAGTAAAGACAAGACTGACAAAAAACAATACGTCAAAATCTTGCTCACAAATGTTTAAGATTCCAGAGTATTTGATTACATTTTGGACAGAAAAATTTGGGGATGAAGTAAGAAAAGAAATTGAAGCAGAACAGAAACGTAACAAAAGGAAACCTAGAGGTATTCATGTTACATCTAGTGCTGTCTACTGGAAATAAGAAAAGGAGATTAAAGAAATGAAAGGTTATAAAGCATTTAATAAAGGATTAATTTGTAAAGGAAAGCAGTACAAAGAGAATGAAACTTTTGAGGAAGAAAGAGCAGTTCCATGTCACAGAGGTATGCACTTCTGTAAGAATCCGTTCGATGTGCTTAATTTTTATGATCTGGTAGACGAGAATGGAGAATTTTCGGATTTTGCAAGAGTAGAAGCACCAGACGATGCAGAGGTAAAAACAGACGATAATATCAAATATTGCACAACAAAGCTTAAGGTTGGAGCAAAGTTTTCTTTTGCAGGATTTGTTAAAACTTGCGTTGATTTTGTGATTGAGAAAACACAGTCAGAGAAACCAGACTCTGGATACTCCGCAAAGATTGGTAGCTCTGGGGACTACGCACAGATTGGTAGCTCTGGGGACTACGCACAGATTGGTAGCTCTGGGGACTCCGCACAGATTGGTAGCTCTGGATACTCCGCAAAGATTGGTAGCTCTGGATACT